AGTCCAGCCGGTTCCGCCCGTGATCGTCACCTGTTTGCCGACGTCAGCGGCCGACGGAGCGATCGTGCCCTCGGGGCGCATTCGGAACGGACTGCTCGGATGCATGGTCAGATTGATACCGGTGGCCACGCCCCGGAGCGTGGCCAGGCTCTGCGTGATGTGCTGCGAACCCGCGGTGATGTCCACCGCGTAGCTCGGCCCAAGCGCCTCGGTGTCGTCCTGATTCTCCGGAGCATCGGGGATCCGGAACTCGTACATCACCTCGCACAGCCACACCCCGCCGCCGAGCGGATCGATTTTGTGAGACGAGTACGGCAATCCATCGAAACTCGGTCCAGCAATGGCGAGGAGCTCGGCATTGACAACAGCCTCATCGGTGTGGCGCAGCGCAACCCATTCACGGCGCAATTTGGAATCAGTCACCGAACCGGTGACCTGCCGCGATTTTTGGGTTTCAATGAACACGAGCTCCACGAATCACACCTCATTTAAAAACCGCGCCGGGCTTGGCATTGAGATCCTGCAACAGTTTCACTGATTGAGCGGTGTTGTTTTCGATGCCGATCTGCGCGTCAAGTTGCCGCTGACCGACATTGTCCCCATAACCGAGCGTCTGCTGAACCGCCTGGCCGCCGAACGTGCCCTTGGCGAGTTCGCTCAACGCGGTGAAACTCGGAAGCGGCGATTTGCGCGGAGTGCTGTCCTCCTCATATTCCAACCACGGGATGCGGTCCCAGTCGGCCTGCCGCTTCGATTCCTCGGCCTGTTTTTTGAGTATTTCGAGCTGCTCCTTGGCGATGTCGAGCGCGGTTTTCGCGTCGTCGAACTGGCCCCTGCGGAACTCCGCCCGGCGTTTTTTCTCGGCGGCCGTCTGCGCGTCAATGGCGTCTATCATCGCATTGGCCGCCCGTCCGATTTCCTCGGGGCTGCGCAGCCCCCGCAAACTGATCTCGGGCAGCCGCAACGCCTTCGCGATCGCGTTGAACTGGTTGACGAGAGCCGTGATAATGCCCGTAATCACCGACTCAATTCCGGCCCCGACGAGCACAAACGCCTTGGCAATTTCTCCCGTAGCCTCCTCCCACGTATCGACAAACAGCGCTTTAAATCCAATCCATGTTGTGGTGAGTTTGAGAATGAATCCGCGCCATACCACTTCGAGGGATTTCATGCCAATATTGAACGCGAGCGAGAAATCCCCCGCGCCAATCGCGTCAGCAATTCCTCTCCAACTGCCTCGGATGAACTCCGCGGCGTCACCTATCGCCGCCTTCAGGGCCGCGAACGCCTGTTGCCCGGCCTCCGTCCGCGAAATGAGATAACCAATTCCGACTGCTGCCGCGACTACGGCGGCCACCGCCAACCCGATCGGAGACACCAGCGCCCCAACCACGACAATTGCCGTTTTCACGGCGATAATCAAACCACCGATGATGGGGGCGGCGACGGCGACGGCCGCGCCGAATGCCGCGACTGCCGAACCGCCGGCGAGAAGAGCGCCCGCGGCGGCGGCCACCCCGACTATGATTTCGCGGTGCGACTGGATCCATTTCCGCACGTCGCCGAGGACGTCGCGGATGCTCTGACCAATCGAGGTGAAACTCGCGCCCGTCGGCAGAAGCGCCTTCCCAACCTCCAGAATCGTCGATCGCGCCGCGAGCATCACGCGGTTATATTCCCTCTGAATCTCCATCGCCTGTTTCGCCTGTTCACCGCTCATCACGTCCCCGTTTTTCTCGGCCGCGGCGCGGTACTCGTCCAAACCCGCCTTCCCTTTTTTGAGCACAGCCGCCATCTCCGCAGAAAACCCAAGATCTTTGGCGGCGCGGGCCTGGTCGAACGCATTGGGGATGGCCCTGATCCGTTCCGCGATCATGTCGAGTTGCTCGTCAAGCCCCTTACCCATATAGTCCCGGGCCGTTCCGAGTGATTGCAGGTTATCGAGTAGGAATCCGCCCGAATCGGCGGCGGTGCTAATTTTTTCCCCGAGGCGTTCCATAGCGCTCGAGAAATCCTCGCCGCCAACTCCGGCCTGGGCGAACGCGCCTCGGAGGCGAGAAACCTGCTCGGCGGTGCTCCCGAACTGTGTCGCCAACTGCGACACCTCCGAACCCTCCTCAACGGCCGCGGTTAGCGATTTGGCCAGCGGGGCGAAAACCGCGCCGCCGGCCGCGGCCGCGCCCGCACCGATTTTCGCGGTGAACTGCGCAAACGCCATCACACGCTGTTTCGCGCCCTCCAGAGCGCGAACTAGCTTCGACGGGTCGGCAAACATTTCAACGAACGCGCGCCCAGCGCGAATCGCTCCTGATGGCGCACCCATCTGAACACCTCCGCAACGAACGCGCGATCACCTCGCGAATCCGGCGATCGTCGATCCGGCCTGTCGCGACAGCGCTCTCAGCCCCGATTCGAGTTCAGCGAATGCGAGCGCGGTATTCGCCTCCTCGTCCTCCGGACTCAGTTCCTCGCTCGCGTCCACCCGGTATCGCTCCGGAATCAGGTCGATCAGCCGCGGCCCCTGACCGGTCATAATTTTCAAATGCCCGAGAATCAGCGCGGCGGTGTGGGCCCACGCGGTTCGCTGGGCCCCGTCGGCCATGTGCTGGAGCTCCCGATAGGTCCGGTCGGTGGGGTCGATCCCGACAATTCCGGCGAGTTCCCAGCAGTGATCGAGAACATCGAATCGAATTGCTCCGCGATCCTCGCGTTCACGTCCCGCTCGATTTTCGCCCACGCCCGCGGCATCCCCGCTCGCAATGCGTCCCGGCCGCGGGCCCTCGGGAAAAAATCGAGGCTGGCCTCCAACAGCGCTGTCACCGCACGATCGAGGGCGTCGCCATCGAACAACTCCGCGAAATTCTCCGGTGTCAGTCCGGCGGCGGTAGCCTGTTTCTCGCAGACGATCCACAACGAGCCAACGAGCGACTCCGGCGCCGCACTGATCACGTCGAGGAACTGCTCGGCGTCAACGACGACATTCGCGAGATTCAACCCGCACTCGCGCCTGATGCGCGTGAGCATTCCCACGGTGAGCTGCACGTTCCAGTCAATCGCACCAGCCGTAAACCGCGCCATTCATCACCTCAGCGAATCAGGTTTTTGAACTCGCCCGCGGCGCCGCCCTTCTCGGCATCGAACGCTGGCAACGTGTGCGGATGCCGCTGCTCGACGATCGCAGGCACCACTCCGGGCCCCAACGGCGAACGGAACTCAGCCGGGCCGATTACCACCGACCTGTGCTCCGGGTCGTACGCGAACAGCGTCAGTTCTCGAAGAGGACTGGCCGCCTGAATTTTCACAGTCCCATTTTTTTTTGACGTGCGCTTGAATGACCCCTGGTGGACATAGGGGGGTTTGCCGAGAGGAGCGGACACCCCGAACGGTTTGTATCTCAAACTGGATTTGTCCCTGCGCCGGGTGTACGCGCCGAATTTCGAAAGCGCTGAGCGGATCGCGGGCGGGACCTTGTCAGTCACTGCCCGCGTGTTAAAAAACGATCCCCTGATCCCGGCGATGTTCATGGGTTAGATCGCGGTCATCACCGGAGCGCCCGCCACGATTTTCACCGAGTAGGGCGACAGTGTGGCCGGCGTCGGCACAAATTTGAGATCCTCATAAATCGCATTCGCGAGCCCCTGATCCTCATTCCCCTCGGTCACCTGGCACTGGAACCGGACGCCGTAACAGCCGCTGGTGGTGCTCGGGCCGTTCAGGACCATGATGTCGATGATGGTGTCGCCGCTGAATAGCGCGTCCATGATCGTGGTGATGTTGGCGTCGCCCGGCACGAATTTCAATTTCCCGGAAACTGAGAAATCGACCATCGTTTTAGCGGACATTTTCACCGCCGATTCGCGCGTGTTGACCTCGGCGGTATCCCACGCGGCCCCGCGCGTGAGGTCCGAGAACTGCGGCACCTCGCTCCACGTCGGCGACACATCCGAACCGGTGTTGAGATAGAATTTGGCATTTCGTCCGAGTCGGCGACCGGTCATAAATGCACCTCTCCGTTAATGTCAGTGTCCTCGACGTAGGGGAACTCGGCCCAGGCCCAGAACGTCCTGTGTTGCAGGAGTACATCGCGATCGAGGATCACCTGAACAGTGGCCGTCTCCTCGATCGCGGGAACCAGTTCATCGAGTAAAACCGTGCCCTGGTTCGCGAGCACGTTGAACACTCTCTGCTCAAAAAAATTCACCCGTTCGTCGATCCAGTCCCTCGATGGCGTCGTGGCGGCGTTCTCGTCGGCCGGCAGGTACCGCTCCACCATGAGCACGCGGAATTTGTAGTTCCGCTGTTGGTCGTTCCGGGTAATCAGGTCCGCGGTGTACGCATCCGGTGCCGGGATCACGTACAGCCTGCGGCCAACGTGCACGGGCTCCGCATCCTCCGTGAGATTGATCTCCGGAATCCAATCGCGCGTCACGGTATCATCCGCCCCGCGATCATCCCACCCGGCCAGGATGAGTGCGGCGGCGGCGTCGCATGCGGCCAGGATTCGGGCGGTGCGCAGAGCCATCACGTTTCGAGAGTCGAAGAGCTCGGCGTCGGCGCGAACGGTTCATTCACGGCCTCGACCCTCCGCAGGATCGGCCCGAGATGAACGTCGCGATGCACCTGCATCACGCAATCCGGGTTGACACTCAACCGCTGACGAACGTGCTCGAGCAGCGAGCCGGGCTCGGCCGTGGCGCCTGATTCCACGAGCGCGTCCGCGAGCACCTGCCCGGGGAGTTGCACGAACGCACC